GAAGGTCTAGGCGCTGGCTTGGGTGGTTTGAATGCTCGCACCAACAAATACTATCGTATTTTTGGCGTCAAGAACTTGATGTAATAAAAAGTCCTCGTCAAGAAGGACATTTCAAGAGACCTCTTCGGAGGTCTCTTTTTTTTGACCTAAATACCTGTATGTTCAATTAGAGAATTATCATGTCCGTCTTAAGCAGAACTCCAGAAAATATCAACTATCTACAACCGACAAAGTTTTTAATGACTTTCAATCGGATACCCAATGCGACATGGTTCTGCCAGTCTGTAAACATACCAGGGGTGAGTGTAGGACAAGCCCCAATCAATTTTCCAAGCGTAACTGTATACTCGCCTGGTAACCAAATAACATACAACAATTTTAATATGACCTTCTTGGTAAATGAAGATGTTCAGAGTTGGATAGATTTACATGATTGGTTCCGTTCTTTTGCTTCGCCGGACGGTACCGATGAACGGAATCTAAAAACGGCACTACAAAATCAATATAATAATATGGCCAGTGATAAACAACAATATTCAGATGCTACTTTGACAGTATTAAGTGCTTTGAATAATCCAATTGTCCGTGTAGAGTTCAGTAATATGTTTCCTGTATCTCTTTCGGATATCATTTTTGATACCAAGCAATCAGCTGATGATATGATTACCGCTGATGCCACTTTCGTTTATGACCAGTTTAAATTTATACCAGTTTAATTAACACAAAGTATTGCCATTTAACATAGGTTGTGTTAGTATGTAGAACTGGTGTTAAACTATTGAAAATATTATGGAAAATCTAGAACAAGTATTGAAGTATTGGGAAAAAGATGCAGAAATGGACCAGACAGAGCCTGGTAAAGAACTGCTTCGTATTCCTATTCTACACAACAAATATCTCTCCATTCTTACGAAACACAAGATTGCAGCCAAAAAGGCTCACTTTGATTACTTGCGTTTACGAAAAATAAAGATTGATTACTACAATGGCAGATTAGACCAAGACGAATTAGAAACTCGTGGTTGGCAACCATTTCAGTTTGTATTGAAATCAGATATTGGTGCCTACTTAGAAGGCGATGATGATTTGATTAAGATGTTAGAGAAAAAAGTATACCATGAAGAATGTGTATCGGTCTTAGAATCTGTTATGAATGAATTAAAACAAAGAACATGGCAACTCAGAGATTTTATCTCTTGGGAAAAATTTATTGGAGGCCAGTAATGGCACATATTGTTGCAAACTTACCACCAGTTAGATGTTTTGTTCGTAGAGAATTTCTGTATGACTTTGAAAAAGGACATGGTGAACTGGTACCGTGTTGGTGGATAAGTATCAAATCATTACGAGGTCAAGCGTTTCGTATTGAGGCCTATTTGAATGAGTATGGTGCATTATATGATAAATTACCATTACACGCATTTTGTTGGAAACCAATTGAAGGTACCGCACACTCATTAGATAGTTTACAATTATGGGATTGTTTATCATACGATATTACTGTTCTTAAAAAGGCACAGTTACAATCCATGAGATGTAAGTTTAAATTAAAAAACGGAGATTGGATGTATGGTGTATATCTTTTTACAGTCGATAGTGCCCATCCTGATTTTAATATTCTTGACACTGGCTTTTCTGAAGATGTCGAGGACCATAAGTCTTACAATTTTGTTATGTGTGATAATGGTCAGTTTGCTGCTCAACCAAATAATCGCCTCATTATCTTAGAGCCAAGTAGTAATCCAAAAGAATTAAAAATGCCAGACTTTAAGGTGGCAAAAAAACGGTGGTCAGTTGAAACTGATCCTAAATGGGCATTGGGAAATACCAACACAGTAATGTATGAGTGACATTGTAATTTCTAAACTTAATGAAGTCTATGCCAAGATAACTTGTGAAAAACACATCGCAAAAGAGTTATCAGAGTATTTTACTTTTTTTGTTCCTGGTTACCAATTTGTTCCTGCCTATCGTAATCGAATTTGGGATGGCAAGATAAGGCTGTTTGATTTACGAAACAATACAATTTATCGTGGACTTCTTTACTATGCGGAAGAATTCTGTAAAGAAAGAAGTTACACATATGAATATCAAGATAATTTGGATTTTGAAGATGAATACTCAGTATATCATGCCAAAAAGTTTATTGATTCATTAAACATACATTCTCGTGGTGAACCAATTGAAATACGAGAACATCAATTAGATGCCTATATTCATGCCATGCAAAAACGCCGAGCGTTGTTAGTTTCACCAACGGCATCCGGTAAATCTCTAATCATCTATCTAATCTTTAGACAACTTCATCAATATCAAAATCTCAAAGGCCTTGTAATTGTTCCTACAACTTCATTAGTTGAACAATTATACTCAGACTTTGGTGATTATAACAATGGTGAAATGGTAAATGTGCATCGAATTTACCAAGGCAAAGAAAAAGAATCTGATAAGCCATTAATCATTTCTACTTGGCAATCTCTGTATAAACTTCCAAAAGAATACTTTGAACAGTTTGATTATATTATTGGTGACGAAGCTCATCTATTCAAAGCTCAATCTCTTACCACCATACTTACATCTTGTATTAATGCTAAATATAGGATAGGGCTAACAGGTACTTTAGATGGTACCAAAACTCATAAGCTGGTGTTGGAAGGTCTGTTTGGTGCCGTTAAAAAAGTAATTACTACCAGAGAACTAATTGATAAACAGCAAGTTTCAGATTTTGAAATTAAATGTTTAGTCCTTAAACATGATGACGAGATATGTTTACAGTTAAAAGATAAAACATACCAAGAAGAAATACAGTATCTAATTGCAAACGAAAATAGAAATAAATTCATTAAGAATCTTGCAGTTAGCTTAGGCAATAATACATTAATATTATATCAAATGGTTGACAAACATGGTCAAATCCTATATGATATGATTAAAGACACCAAGAATATTGGTGATAGAAAAGTATTCTTTGTTCATGGCGGTACTGATACCGCAGACAGAGAAGAAATAAGAAGAATAATGGAGATAGAAAATGATGCGATTGTTGTGGCATCTTTTGGTACTTTTAGCACTGGTATCAACATTCGCAATCTACACAATATCATCTTTGCAAGTCCTTCTAAGTCAAGGATTCGCAATCTGCAATCTATCGGTAGAGGATTACGGCAAGCAGAAGGAAAAGATAAAGCCACACTCTATGACATAGCTGATGATTTACGATATAAGAAACATATGAATTTTACATTAAAGCATTTTGTTGAACGAGTTAGAATATACACGGAAGAGAAGTTCCCATTCAAAATATATAAAATAGGACTAAAAAAATGAATACAATAAAGATAGTTCGCTTAAAGAATGGTGAAGATATTATAGGTAATTTAAATATGGTAAATGATGAATATGAGATAACAGAACCAATGTCTGTTAATGTGGTGATGAAAGGCCAAGAAAGTGGTTTAGTCATGTCACATTGGTTGCCAGTTCAACTAATTAAAAAGAATGAGATTAAAATAAACACTCGTGATGTGCTTACTGTGATTGAACCTAATGATGAGTTTGCAGAATACTACACAAATACCGTGGAAAAGATTAAGATGTTGTTGAAGGCAAAGAATGCTGCTGACGAAATGACAGATGAAGAAATTGAAGATATTATGGATGCTATGGAATCTGGTGATGGACAAACACTACATTGATTTAAATATTAACTTCATAGGGGAACACCGAGGACTATACACTCTGTCAAGCCCTTTGTCAACAACTTTTTATGGTATATTTTATGGCTAAGCAAAAACACTACATCAATAACGAAGATTTTCTCAAGGCACTGGTTGATTACAAGGCAGCTTGTAAACTGGCAAAGAAAGAAAAAAGACCACCTCCAGCGATTCCAAACTACATTGGTGAGTGCTTTATGAAGATAGCAGAGGGTTTATCACACAAACCTAACTTCATAAACTATACCTATCGTGATGAAATGATATCCGATGGTATTGAGAATTGCTTACAATACTTTGATAACTTTGACCCAGCCAAATCCAAGAATCCGTTTGCCTATTTCACACAGATTATTTACTTTGCTTTTCTACGGAGAATCTCCAAAGAAAAGAAACAACTGTATGTTAAGTATAAAGCCACAGAACAAATGGGTATTTTGGATGAATTTGAGTTAATGGAGTTTGAAGATGGTACGTCCAAACAGTTTGAATTATATGATAATATTGCCGAGTTTATTGAAAACTATGAAGATGCTAAAAAGGTAAAGAAAGATATTGCAACGGCAAAGAAAACAAAAGGGCTTGAAAAGTTTTTAGGAGAGTGATATAATG